ATAAATGAGTAGTCGCCCTGTGTCTAATGTTCTTCTCGAAGCACTTTTTATTGGTTTAATGTTACAACTTTTGGTCATGGGTCTGACCAAATTTGTATATAAAGGTACGGGCATGTTAATTATTGCGGGTGCGTTAATACATTTATTGTTTGAATATTCACCTTTCGGTAATATTAATGAAAAATGGTGTAAGATTATATTTGATTAAAAACTTCTATATTTCAATATTCATTGCAGTAAAAAGTTCATCTCTATCTCTTCGGAGTATATCCAATTCATCGTCTAAATCGTTTATTCTACATTCAATTTCATAGTTATAATCCTCGAGGTAGGATCTGTAAAAATTTCTTACATCTCCTACATCGTGTCCCTTATCCAAAAGAGCACCGACAGTATATCTCGATAATCGAAAACCGAGTTCTCCAGCGCGACTTCTCACAGCGTCTTTACGAACAACCGCTGTAATTCTTTGACGCGGTTTTAATTTAGCTCTTTCTTTCAGTTTCGTTGTTATTTCTTCATTTAATTTATCCAATTCTTCATGCATATATGCATCGAACGTATCGTGTCTTTCTTGTTCTACTTGTGACAATTCATTAATAAACGGACCACGTTCATCATACATAGTCTCGTTAGGTATCGCAAGACGTGGTAATACTCTTCTAACAACATCGTTCTCGTGTAATCGTATTGAGTTAATATAATTTAACAACTCTTCTCTTTCAGCTGGATCGGTTGTAATAACATTGTCATCATCTGCATTTGCATCTGCATTAGCTAAATCTTCTTCTTCATAATACCTATTCCTGTTATTTCTTCTATCTATAGTTGAAAAGGGTGGTGGTGTAACCGGGGAAATGACAGGTACCATATTAAAATCTTCGTCGTCAGATGATGAATAATCATCAATGTTTGCTGGACAATATTTTAAAACCTTATGAACCTCCTTAATTGAATTGCACATTTCAAGATAATCACCTTCGGGGATAACCTTGGAATTGAGGTCAATTTTAGACATTAAACTGGTAAGTGCTTCCATTTTTTAGTAACTTATTTTTTTTATTAATATAAACTAACTTAGGTTTATTTTATTTACATAAAATCAATCATTAATACCCGCAACACCCACTTGAACTGCATAAAACGCATTCATTAAACTTTGAGTTGCTGTAATAAAATGACAAATATTAGTAACTTCATTTTCAATTTCATCTAATTGTTTTATATATCTCTCTCTTTCACGTCGTCTATGTTCATTAGTTAATTGTAAATACTCTTCAAAGAAATTATCGAGTGGTTCATGTCCTAACGCATATAATTCTTCCAAAGTATTGCACAAAGGTAAATCCATGGCACTACAATATGCATCGAGCGCTTCTTGTTTTACACGTAAAGTAATTCTAATTCGAGGTTTAGTAGAATGCAAATCTTTTTTTAATTCTTTACGTCTTCTAACTAAAACCATACACCTTTGGAAAATCGTATCCATTGGATTAATACGTAAGGTATTAGGAAGCGTACGGGTGCGACGGGGTTGTTGGTCTATAAAAATATCACGAAGTTTATTACACATGTCTAAATAATCACCCTCTGGTATCTCTTCCGAATGATCATCTATAAGTGCCATTATTTTTTGAAGTGTAGCATCACTATTAGACATTACTAATTATTAAATGTTTTTATTTTTTAACTCCTTTAGAGAGTAAAAGTAAAGCTTCTACAGCTTCACCGATCTCCTTATGTTTTAAACAGAATCCGTTCTTACCAGCTCTGCAATAACAGTTCTCGTAGGGACAGTTTGGACGCATTTTATTTTTTTTATTTTTTTTATTTTTTATTCACTTAGGCCTCTGAATCACTCATTAAAATCTCACCTTCTTCGAGTTCGTCGTCAGTTTCTTCTTCATCAACAAAAGAACCCTCGTCATCACTTAATTCGGTATCGTTGTACATTTCGTCGATGTTTTCTGGTAACATGCGATGAAGTTTATCCCATTTAACTTTATTTTTCAATTCATAATCATCAATTAAATCTTCGAGTGAAATTTTATCACACACTCCCCAATCATCTTCAATAATTGTTCTCCAATACTCACAATTCTTAGAATTTATCTTATACGGAAAAAGTTCAACAGAAAAATGTTTATTTCCTCTATACCCACTTTCAGAAAGTTCATCGTGTGTATGATCCATGTAAATATCATACATATATTCCAAAATACCTAACTTGGTTCCATATGTAATAGATTTAGGTTCGTGGTAAAAAGTAATAAAGTGTGCTTGACCATAACTTGTTTCTAATTTATTTTTATGAATACCAATATAAGCTATAAAATTTTTATTATCTCTAGACATAAGGTGTGATGGATATCCGAACTCGGTGCGCAATCCATAAACCTCGGAAGAAAAACCACAAAGACTCGAACACAGTTCATTTAAGTGTTCAAGTTTAATGAGGGAAGTACAGTTTTTTAATAATTCACGTGTAAGGTACGGCATTGTATTTTGTATGTATATAACAACTTATAAATGTATTTGTTTAAGTAAGATTATTCTTCTTCTAATGGTTTAGAAGGAATAATATTAGTCAGTTCTACCCAATTCACAACGTCTGGGATTTTTTTCTTGAAAATGAAATTTTCACCGTCTTGAATATTAGTAAAATATTTACTTAAACATTCCTTCCAAAATTCTTTAGATTTAGAACGAATTACACGTGGAAGCAATAACATATCTTTCTTATCTTTAGATAAATGTTTAGTAAGCCTTTCAAGAAAGGGTTTCATAATACCCCCACATCCTTTATTTTCGTGAATAAATTCAACAAAACGAAGATTTTCCTTTCCTTCCGGTTTGCTTAAACCAATAAAACCAAGGTATTCAAAATCCATAGGATTACATTCACTCGGAAAATTACCATCAGGTTTAAGCCCCCATAGGTCCATATCAAGCTGACCATCACTCAAAATAGTGGAAATGAGTTCGTTCATCTCTTCAACTTTTTCAAGGCTTGTACTTTTTTTCAATAATTCGTAAAAAACAGACATTGTTTGATATTTAGTTTTGATTTTTATATTTCATCTAGACGACTTAGGTCTTCGTTATTCATTAAAATTTCCTCAGCTAAAATCTGATAAAAAGCCATTTTATATACTAAAAACCCAAAAAGTGTTGCCCCCATATTAAAATCGAAAGGTAAATCGTGTGAATTCCACATAGACTCAAATAATGCAAGACACGTTGGTACCAATAACCTTTTATTCAAACCAAACGATTTTTCTATATTATCGACATACGATGAAAGTGAATCTACGTAAACATAAGAAGCGATAATACCTAAACTTGCAGATACACCGTCTACGGGTGTATGAAAAATAAAATGATACGTAGAAACTGCAGCGCCGTATCGTAAAGTTGATTTTTTTATTTTAGTTTTTATATCTTCATACTCTTTTATACCTTCCTTCCTTTTTGTGGGACACGAAATTCTAAGTGTTTTACTACCAGGGTTTATTATACTTAACATTTATTATATTACATTACAATTTATTCATTAAATATTTATACTATAATATTATCGAAATTTATATTTTCGTCACTGAAATATTTTTTTTTAAATTCTCTTTCTTTTTCGAGAAATTCTTCACATCTGATTATCGATTCGTTTATACGAATCTGTATATCGTTTAATTTTTTATCGTATAAAAACGGATCCTTATTTTTTGATAAATGTCTCCATTTATCACCAAAAAGAGTTGTATATTTCAAATTACGTCTTTCGTATTCTAATTCGTTTAACATTGTTCGGTATAAAACCAATGAATACGAATCGTACTCTTCTCGTTTAAAATCTTTGTGACAAAACTCTTCATAAGCCAGTGTTTTCATACGATTATACAGTTGGTTCCCCCCATTTATCCCTCCATTTTCTAACCAACGTTTGGAGTCTTTCTTCTGCGAATCGTGTATTTCTTCTTCCCCCTTTTCGTGGGGCTCCTGGACACATGAGATTTTCATAGTCGTATTTTTGAGATTTTTCCCATATAAGCCTTTGAACGTCTTCACAGAGTTCATTTGTCGCTTGACAGAAAGCGAGTTTGTAGTCGTAAGTGTGCAAGTGCATGTAGTCCATATCATTTATATGTTAAAGTTATTAATTCTTTATTTATATTTTTTAACTTAGGTTAGTATCTTGCAAACATTGGATCAAACACTTCCACTTCCAACATAACTTTTTTTCCCTGTTCATCTAAAGCTGATATAGTTTTATACGATTTAGATATGTATAAATTAGGGGTAAGAGATTCATAAGAAGACTTAGAATTCGATTCCTCAAACCCTTTACTAGAATTACAACTATTACTACTAGATGGTTTAAGTAATCGACACACACTAGAATAGAATGTATACATTTTAACTGCTTATATTTACATTTATTTTTTTATATAGTAAATACAAGATGGTTTCACTCCAGGAATTACCTAAAAAAATACAGTACATAACAGTTGACTCTAATTTTATTACGGGTACAAATAATAAATTCACATTAGACCTTAACCTCACTTCAAATACTCATGTTGCAGATATGAGTAAAGTATGTGGTTTAAAATTAGTCGATTTCTATGTTACACAAGTTGGTACAACCAGTAGTGGAACTGGTAGTGGTGCTAAATACATCGATATAATATGCGAAGATGTACCAAAACCTGCACAAATGCTTGACGAACGTAAAGGACAGGTATTTGCACGCGTAGCACTTGAACGCCAATTTGACGGCCCAAATAATTATAAACAACACGATAAACAGTGGCGTGGTTTCAATAGAAAAACTAATCTATTTAATCCCATATCCATACAAAAACTTAATTTCGAAATATACGAATTAAGAGCAGATAACACATACACATCGTTACAATCAGATGCAGAATGGTTTATGACACTGGAAGTTACTTCGGTTGATGTTAAAGAAAAACCTATAAACAGGGAAGTTCAAATATTAGAAGCCTTACATAAACTTATCGGGAAGATAGATGAACTCAACATAAATGTTGAAAAACTTCCAGATAAACATGATATCGAAAAAATGGAAAAGGAAAAAAAGAAGAAATATCCTTTATATTATCTTATTATCTTTATAGCTCTTGTAGGAGGTGGATTCTATTTTATAAGTAATAAAACTAGACCACCTGTACCACACGTGCCACACATGCCTATGTAAATTTACTTTTTAGCAGCAGGTTTTCGTGCTCTAGTAACTTTCTTAGCAGCTGGGGCTGGGGTTGGGGCTGGAGTTGGAGCTGGGGTTGGGGCTGGGGCTGGAGTTGGAGCTGGAACTGGAGCTGGAGTTTTTGGTGCAGAACGGGCTGGGGCTAGTGTAACAGGTTTTGGTGGATCAATATGATCGGCAATCTGTTTAATAATATTATAAAGCTCACCAGTACGAACTTTTGATCTAGCTTGTTCATTCATAATTTGTTCTCTTACAGAGTCCATTGCGTAATATATATAAAAGAAAGATTATCTTTATACTAAATGTTATTCATCGGTCCAACTCTCCTGAGTGGAATTGGTCAGCACTGTATAAAATATATGAATCTTTTCCCAACCGTAGGATATACCAAATATATACAAATACACGAAGATATACCAGAAAGTGATTCTGCATTTATATTTGCACTCCCAATACCATGTTGGCTTGATAAAATACCAGAAATCAAACGTAAAATTAAAAATGTAACGTGTATGACAGTTTGTGAAACCGAAACCGTACACGAAGATTATGGAAAACTATTTGAACTATTTGATAAAATTGCCGTTCCAAGTGAATATTGTAAAAAAATTTTTAAAAGACAATTTCCAGATACACACTTCTATGTTATACATGCACACATACCAGATAAACGACCTTATACATTTTACCATATAGGAAACGTATACGATCCAAGAAAAAATTTTAATAAAATTCTAGAAGCATTTTTAAGGTTAAACAAGCCAGATGCTAAACTTATAGTTAAAGCAACGTGTAATCAACCTGTCAAAATAAATATACCAAACGTAACCGTAATAAACGAACTCGTTTCTGATGAAATTATGGAAGAAATACATACAAAATCAGATTGTTACGTAAGCTTTTCTTCGTCTGAAGGTGTGGGTATGGGTGCAGTAGAAGCTGCAATTAGAAACAAAGCCGTTATTATAACAGACTATGGAGGTGCATCTGAGTACATAGAAACACCCTATACAATTAAGTGTGAGCTTCAAAAATTGCCTAGAGATGATTTTCTTTACAAAGCAGGTATGCAATGGGGAAAACCAAATATGGAACAACTCATGGAGTTCATGGAAGATGCCTATAATAAAAAAATACGATACATGGATCATTCAAAAACTCGAATGCTAACGTCTAAAGAAAACGTTTTACAAGAATTCGTCATTAATGTAATTGGTAAGAATAACAATCAAGCCAGTGAGAATAGTTCCTGATGTAAGCGAACCTTTCTGAGCTATGAGCATTGCAACGATATCATCAATAAATTTTATATTGGTTGGTTTTTTAAGAATTTCTGGGAGAATTTGTGAAATTGCGAGATAGAGGGCCATCGCTATTATAACAGGTCTAAGAGTTTCCTGGTCTAACATTTAATATAATACTACATTTATTTTTTCATTGCATGTTTTCTACAAAAATTCCCACACGACGCCTTAAAAGTACACCTTTTCCCATTC